TGGTCCTGATGATGGTGGTGCTGGTTCTGATGCTGGTTCTGATGCTGGTGCTGATGCTGGTCCTGATGCTGGTCCTGATGCTGGTCCTGATGCTGGTCCTGATGCTGGTCCTGATGCTGGTCCTGATGATGGTGGTGCTAATTCTATAAATGTAGATGAAGAAATAGAAAAACTTGAAGAAATGGACAAAAAAAGAATAGAAAGAATTAATATATACGATAATATTTTTAAATATTTAAAACAAATTATCATAAATGAACAAAATAAAGAACCTACAAAAGTAAATGATGTAATTGAAAGAGACTTATTCGACAAAATATTTTTTGAAAATATGATAAAATTTTATAATGATTATCAACCTAAAATTGTATTAAAAATATTATATATTTTTGAATTGTATAAAAATATCATAAAAATAAATATCGAAAAAAATGAAGTATTATCAAACGTAAATCTAGAGAAAGATACAAAAAACGAGTTGTATAATAAATTGTTAATTGATAGAAAAAAATATATAGTTGAATTGACAAAATTAGAAAAATTTGAACAAGCAAAACCATATTTAGATACGGCTATTAGAAATATTTATTTGGATTTGGAGCTCAACCCTAATAAAGAATATGATCATGAAGTGTTGTATGATATTATAGAAGATAATAAAAAAAAAATAAATCTACCATCACCACCATCATCATCATCATTATTTATGCCACCGCTGCCACCTATTACATCTATATCTGGTTCAGACCTAGAAATAATCAATAATATTGTTGGTGAAATAGTATCAAAATCATCATCGTCACCACCAACACCAGCACCAACACCACCAATACTTATGATATCTAAATCTGGTTCAGACCTAGAAATAATAAATGATATTGTTGGTGAAATAGTATCATCTGATTTAGACCTAGAAATAATCAATAATATTGTTGGTAAAATAGTGTCGAATTCATTAACGCCATCATTACCATCACCAACACCAAAAGCGGTTTTAATAATAAAACAATTAAAGAATACTGTAAGAGATATTAACAACGAAGCCATCGATTTTCACCAAGGAACGGCAAATGATAAAATGAAAGACGCGTTATTCGGTGAAAACCCTAATTATACTGAATTTTTTAAATATAATAAAAGCATTACTAGTAATGAATTATTCGATATTACGTCTGGAAAAAAATATGATTATATTTGGTTTGCTGGTCCAATATTTATAGATGATATTTTTAATCCAATAACGGATAGTATAGAAATTTTGAAAAATCTATTAAAAAAAGACGGTCGTGTTATTTTTACAATACCAACAAAAAACAAAAACAATAATACAATAAAAATACAAGATTTATATCGGGATATTCTAAAACCTAAAAAATATATAGAAGACATAAATGAATTAAAAACAATTTTTAATCAAAATTTTGATTATATAAAAAATGGCGGTTATAGAATGTATAAATTAAAAGATAATATATATACAACAAAATCATTAAATAAAGAAATAATCGAAGGTGTCATTGGGAAATTATTAGAAGGAAAATCATCAACACCAACACCAACACCAACACCAACACCAACACCAATAATAGATTCTGATAAATTATTAATCAATCGAATCATTGGGAAATTATTAGAAGGAACAACATCACCATCAACACCATCATCAACACCATCGTCTTCGATGTTATCGAGATTATCATTTTTTTCAAACTTATCGTCACTACCATCAGTAATTGGAAATTCCATAACGTCGTTACTTACAAACATATTTGACAAGACAAAGAAATTAATTAAATTGACAACATACGTTACTTCGGGTGCAGTAGTCGTTGGTGTAGGCGCAGCCACTCTAATAGCAGCAATATCATTAGGAACCCTACTTGCTTTAGGATATATTGGGTTATTTGAATCAATTAATCTAATACAAAAATTACAAGGCTATAATGCTGTGCCTAGAGATGAAATGAAGACTATTTTGAACAATGTTATTTCAGCAAAAAGCGGAAATAACGACAGTAAAACAAAATTGTTAGAATATGTTGTATACGGTGCTTCTAGTGCGGCTTTGATACCATTAGGTCTTGCTATTGGAACGTTATATGGTCTAGGTTTGATAGGAACAACAATGTTAAGACAAACTGTTTCAACAGTAATTCCTAGACACAAAATCGGAATTATTACCCCCCAATCAAAAGACGAAGACAAAGACGATGATGATGATACTATAGAATCAATTGATAACAACCGCAAATCAATCGACAAAGAAAATGAAATGGATAAATTATCGAATAGCATTTTGAACGATAATATAGAACTAGTTGAATCACTTAAAAAACACCACATAATTGATAAAATATTAGATGAACCAATTATGTATAGTGAATATAATCCAAAAGGACCAAACTTGGTTGCTGATATAAAAATAATTCGTGATGACAGTGAAGAAGGTATTAATGGATTGGTCCAACCAAAAATTGAAGAAACAAATGATTCAGATTCTTCATTCGGAGAAGTTCCAACCTATGAAAAAAATAATAATGTCGATAATGAACAAGATGATAATGAATCGGTCCAATCAATAATTGAAGAAACAAAGGTTTCAGATTCTTCAATCGAAAAACTTCTATCTAATAATGAAAATAATTATCATTCTGAAATTATAAACCGAATATTAACAGAACCTAAACCAGTTATTAACCAATCAGTCGATAATGATAATGATAATGGTGATGATAATGATAATGATAATATTGATACAAATAAGGGTTTCACGCTATAATGAAAAATATCAAAAAACAAATCAAAATTTTTATATAAATTCAAAAAATATATATAAAAATTGTAAAACAAATCTTATAAGAAAAATGTCGAAAAAATATGTCATGGCAAACATCAATATACCATTACAAATAAACATCGACGATAATAACCGTGTCATACCACTTACCGATTATGTTAAAGTTTCTATAACAAAATGTGATAATTTACCCGAAAAATCGTCCGATAATTTTACTATAATGGAACAAATAAATAAATTGTTCTCGAATGATGAACCGAATATAATAGATGATGTTGTATTGTTCTCAAAAATAGAAGATGGAACTGTAAATATAGTTCCAGATACGGATTCTAGTACAGATTCAGGGTCTGAATCTAGCGATGAATCTGATTCTGATTCCACCGAAGAAAGCGAAACAAATGACCAACAAGAAGCTGCACAAGAACATAGGCAAGAATCTCCATTATCTATATCTCTAAATGAATTATTGAATAAAAAACCAAAATCACAGCATTTGAATACAAGTTTTAAAAATAAACCGACGACAAGTTCTCGATATACATTAAAAAATTTATCGTAAAGAATAATGATAAAACTATATTTCTTCCAAAAGGGTAACAGCATCTTCATCTAAGTAGTAAACATAGTATTTTTTGTTGGAATCTATATTTGTGGGTTTTTTATTTACAAAACCAGTGAAATAATATACATAAAGTGGTTTTTTATCATCTAATCTAGTAGCAACATATTTTTTTTGGAATTCCATTATTGAATCGTGAATTTCAAAGGGCAATACATCTAATCCGGCAAAACTATACAATAACCTTTCAAGTCTGATATCCGGGTTTTCTTCCGGTTCAAGAGATAAATAATTATTTATGAATAGAGGGAAAGTGTCTAAAGTCAAATTATTACGGTCAAATCCACCCTCTGAATTAAAATGTGCGTTAGCAATATTCCTATTAATATCTTTACCGCAATATGGACATGTACAGAGTTTGTGTTTATCCCAAAACAAATCTTTACAAGTTCGTATTATACATTGGTTGTGAAATTTATGACCATTTGGACAAGTAAATGTATTATCAATTGATAGAGGATCCCAACAAATAGGACAATTATCTTCATCTTCAGCACCGCCTTTAAAACGTATATTTTTTTTGATTAATTTTCGTTTTTTTGTAATTCGTTTTTTATATAATTTTGATTTGTTTCTTCTGTTTTTTGTAGATAATTTTTTTTTCATTATATATATGTATATTTTTATATATATAAATATACATTTTTTTTTATTGAAATGTTCTCGATATACATTACACCTTTGTGTATTACAAATACGCAATCGGTATCATCTTTATCGTAAAGGTCGTTGGTTTGGTTCAAGAATCAAAGGTTCTGGTAAAAATACTGGAAGTTTATCAATTACATTTAAACTTTGGAGTTGTTTTATTTCAGGAACGCATTTTGGTTGTGGATTGACTAGATTAGTAGAACCAATACCAAAAAGCTCATTTTCAATATCACAATAATTAGTAGAAAGATGTTCTCGAGCCATTCTACCAATCAACAAACCATTACCAGGTAAATGACTTTGTACTGGTTTGCCTTGTGCTGCGTGTTCATAAGTAGAGTAATTCGAAATATTATTATTGATACGTTGTTCGAATAAATAATCACCGGGAGTATTTTTATTTCTAGTAGATGCCATTTTATATTATTATATATTTTATATAATAATAAATATATATTGTTTTATGATAATCTCTTTTTATGATAATCTTTTCAATAATTCGACATAACAATCGGTAGTATCTGTAAATTCACTTTCATTTGTATAGAAATACACTAAACAATTATGAAAGACGTCTAAATAATCATAACTAAATAAAACAGATAACCCTATTTCTCTATTTGTAGAGAACATACGTGCTGCCGCTTTATCAAGTACATATAAAAACAATGAATTTTTTGAAATATCATGGATAACCGTATTCATCGCAATTGCCGCGGAATCCATATCATATTCATTTTCGTCTCTTGTTTCGTCATCTAAATCCATATCGAATTTTGGGAAATTATTTGGATTCATTTTGAATATTGTTCGTAAGCAATTGCGATAGGTGGAGTTGGTATTATAAAAAATTTTTAATTTGGTTGGATATACATAGTGCGTTGTAATAATCGATAATTCAGTTTCGGTCTCTGGATTTATAGTATTCATGGTTGTAGTATAAAGGGTCTCTTGTATTTATATGATTTTTACGTTAATGTTTTTACGCAAAAACGCAAAAATCTAGACGGTAGGGAAAAATTCCCAGTCGAGGTCATTACATACTTTTTTCCATATCATATCTTGTTCCAATTGTTTTTCGCGGTCTTTCATCATAGGAATATAAGGTAGATATTGTGTTTGGTCTAAGAGAACACAAAGTTGATAAAGAGTATAAGTATAATTAAAGAAATTCGTTCGGTTTGCGGGACAATGGACTGCCCATGGTTTCTGTATTTCAATAAAGAGAACACATAGAGTTTCATGTAATTCTTCATTCATAATAGGCGGTTTAATACCAAATTGTGAATTGATATATTGAATATGTTCAAAGTATTTATTGAACCCGAGTTTTCTAAGAATATCACGCATTTTATCATAGTTTATTAGGGACATATCTTTGATACGTTCTTTTTTGATACGCGCACGAATGGCGTCAATGACTTCTTCAGGTATTTGCGTAGTTTCTTTTGCCTGAAATTGTGAAAGGATTTCTTTGAAATGATTAAGACGTATGTATGCTGTATAAGAAACTTCATTGGGGGGTTCTTTGTTGGTTGGTTTCGAACTATCAATGATATAGGTGATAAATTTACCACAATTATGATTATTACAAATTAAAATACCTTCTTCATCTTGTGGAATGAGTTCTCCATTATTACAATTTTCACAAACATCCGATGGAATAACAAAATCTTGTATATTGGATATTTCGTTATTTACATTACGCCAATAATTTTGATATGCCTTTTTGGATTGGGCATATTTATCAGAAGTGATATTAGTAGATTCGGGTGTTTTGGATTTGATTTTAAAGAAAGAATTGAGAACATTTGTATTTTGGTTAATATTATTGGAAGTAGTAGAAATCTGTTTTTTTTGTTCAAAATAATCGAAAATATATTTAGAATTATCTAATAAATAGTTTTTTTTCTCTAGTTTCAATGTTTTGATTTGTGATTTCAATGAATATATCTTATCTCGTATATCTAAAAACGTTTCAATATTATCGTTGTTTAGTGTTTTGATTTTATTTTTCAATGTTGCGATTTCTTCTAGTAAATTGGGAATAATAGTGGTTTCATTTTCTTGAAATTTTTCTAACATTTCACTATGTTTTTCATCAATAGTATTTATTTGATATTTTTGTAGATTATTATTGCTGTTTTTTGAAGATTTCATGATATAATAATAATATTTTTCAGTTTTATATATATTTTTTGATTATATAATAAGTGATTTTTATCGGCCGGTTTCTTTTTCTTTATAATATTTACCTTCTTTTCCACACATATGTTCAAATTTTCTTGATGTAGAACAAAAATGGTATTCTATAATATTATTATCAGGTTTTCCATTCACAAGATAATATTCTGATTCAGGTTCGGTGGGAAACATAGAACATTGTCCAAATTTACTGAAAGTAAAAAAATCTTTTGTATAAAACTTACAGTTTATACATAATTTTGGTGTATTTTGGCTTTTTGATAATGGCGATAACATAATTGCGTACGTAATCAAAGAAATAAATTTCATTTGTAATAAATAAAATAGAGAACAACCCTTTAATTTGTTTTTGATGGAATTATGAATTTTACGAAAAATACGAAATAAATATTTACAAAAAGTAGTGAATTATTTAGCAATATTTAACAGTATATTTGATAAAAATTAAAAATCAAAAAATTTCTAATACTATTATGTAGAATGATAATAATATTATCGAAAGTAAAATAAAATGTTGTTACTAAAAATATAATTGTAATAAAAAAAATAATTAATATATTTTTCTCAAAATTATTTTCTTTGTATGCTATATAGAGAAATCTAACAATGGCTGGTGGATTAATGCAATTAGTCGCTTATGGCGCACAAGACGTATTCCTTACTGGAACCCCTGAAATCACTTTCTGGAAAGTCTCATACAGAAGACATACCAACTTCGCAATGGAATCCATTGAACAAACCTTCTCAGGACAAGCCGACTTTGGTCGTCGTGTCACCTGTACCATCTCAAGAAACGGTGATCTTGCCTACAGAACCTACTTACAAGTCACCCTTCCTGAAATCAACCAAGATATGAAAGTATCTGGAACTGATGGTGTTTATGCTCGTTGGTTAGATTTCATCGGTGAACAACTTATTGCCCAAGTTGAAGTCGAAATTGGAGGTCAAAGAATTGACCGTCAATATGGTGACTGGATGCACATCTGGAACCAAGTTACTCTATCAAAGGAGCAACAAAGAGGTTACTTCAAAATGATTGGTAACACCACCCAACTTACCTACATCACTGACCCAGCTTTTGCTGAGGTTTCAGGTCCTTGTGCTGCTGCTGGTGGTCCAACTCAAGTTTGCGCTCCTCGCAGAGCTCTTCCAGAAACCACCCTTTATGTTCCTCTTCTTTTCTGGTTCTGCAGAAACCCAGGACTTGCTCTTCCATTAATTGCCCTTCAATACCACGAAGTCAAAATCAACATTGATTTCCGTCCTATTGGAGAATGTCTATGGGCTGTCAAATCCCTTTCTGCTGGACCTACCGCAGGAGTTCAATCAGTATCCCAAGCATACCAACAATCCCTTGTTGCTGCTTCCCTTTACGTCGATTATATCTTCCTTGATACTGACGAGCGTAGAAAGATGGCACAAAACCCTCACGAGTACCTAATTGAACAACTTCAATTTACTGGTGATGAATCGGTAGGATCTTCATCCAACAAGATCAAGCTTAACTTCAACCACCCATGTAAGGAACTTATCTGGGTTGTCCAACCTGATGCCAACGTTGATTACTGCTCATCCCTTGATGCTGGTGGTGTTCTTTTCAGAACTCTTGGTGCCCAACCATTCAACTACACTGATGCCATTGATGCTCTTCCAAACGCTGTCCATGCTTTCGGTGGTCCTGTTGAAACCTCAGGTGCCAATGCCTTCATCAACGCCTCTGGATTATTCCAAATGCCAGGTGCTGCTGATGTCGGTTTAGCAGGTAACTCTGATTGGGCAGGTGCTAACTCAGCATACCTTCCATTCCAATCACAAGATAGTGCCGTCACTGGTTCATCATTATCTGATGCTGGAACATTCGTTCTTGCTGAAACCGCCCTTGACATGCACTGTTGGGGTGAGAACCCAGTCGTCACCGCTAAGCTTCAACTTAACGGCCAAGACAGATTCTCTGAACGTGAAGGATCATACTTCGATGTTGTCCAACCATTCCAACACCACACCCGCAACCCAGACACTGGTATCAACGTATATTCATTTGCCCTAAGACCTGAGGAACACCAACCCTCGGGGTCATGCAATTTCTCCAGAATTGATAACGCAGTCTTACAACTTGTGCTTTCATCTGCTACCGTTTCTGGAACAGCAACCGCCAAAGTCAGAGTTTATGCTGTCAATTACAACGTATTGAGAGTCATGTCCGGTATGGCAGGCGTCGCATATTCAAACTAATTTAATTAGAATAAATATAATTAGAATAAAATCAATATAAAGAATACATGTTATAAATAAATATAACATATATTATGTTAGATGCCTCTCATTGTCAAGTGTTTTATTCGTTCAATTATGAATTTAAATGTAATGTATTATCATATAATGATAAACATATATACGTAGATTGTGATGATCTTGTTAAAATATTGAATTTCAAAAAAAATTTTACATTAAATAATAAAGATGATGATTATCCGAGTTTCGGTGAAAATTATAAAAAATATTTTTTAATAGAATTTTTATATAAATTTGATATGGAAAGTGTAACTTATGTATTTCTCAATAACAATAAATATGATTTACGAAAATGTAATGTTGAAATATATCATAAATATCACCGTGAAATCGCAAAATCATACAAAATTATTAAATATATACCTGGTCATTTTAAAAATCGAGGCATTTCCGCTAATCAAATGAAAAATCCATTATGGATTGTAGAAGAGAATGGTGAAAATATTATATTAATGTATTGTGAAAAAGACACAATTGTAAAATTATGTGAAAAATCATACAAAGAAATTTTGGATTTTGAAAATCAAATAAATGAAAAATTAACTTGGTATTTACTACAAAATGGTTATGTATGTAGTCGTATCCCAAAAGATGGAGTTATATTATATATTCATCAAGTAATAACTGGTTGTTATGGAAATGGAAAAGGAACTGCTGATATTAGTGTTGATCATATTGATAGAAATCCATTAAACAATACATATGGAAACTTACGAACTGCTACACAAAAAATGCAACAATTGAATTCTTTCGGCATTATTCCAGGAACTAAGAAAGAACGCCAACAAAAAGCAAGACCTTTACCAGAAGGCATTCAACAATCGATGATGCGAAAATATGTAGTATATTATTATAATGTATATAATAAAGAAAAAAACTTAAGTAGAGAATACTTTCGAGTAGAAGGACATCCAAAATTGGACAAAATTTGGGAAACAACCAAATCGGAAAAAGTTTCGATATTGGAAAAACTGCGACAAGCTAACAAAGTAGTTGATGATTTAGAAAATGATATATATCCAGAAAAAAACCAACGAGAATTACCTAAATATGTATCTATTATTTTATTTAGAAACAGACAACACATATCTTATGATAATCGTAGTGGTGAAATACGAAAAAATTTAAAAATGGTATTGCCTGCCGAATATGATATAGAAGAACAACTCAAGATTTTCAATAAAAAAATAAAAGAAAAATATGATGGTGAATCTATTATATAATTTTTGGTTTTGTTTTCAAAAAGCTATTTTATTGTATTTTAACTCCAAAATCAAAAAGCAAACATAATATTTATATAAATTACTATAATATAATTCAAAGGGTGTCCATAGTATGTACTTCCTTTTATAAAAAACGATTTTATATTTTTGTTTTTATTTTTAATAATAAAACCAAAAATAATATAAAGAAATAATTATTTAATATAATATAAGAAATGAGCATTGATATTGTGAATCTTATAGAAAATCCTATTATAGATTTGAATATAAATTATCATTCAAAATTAATCGATAAAGTCAAACAAACTTTTACTATTTTTGAACAACAATTATTTTCAATATTATTTTATGAACATGTAAATAATTATTCAAAAACTGATTTTATTATTGATATAGATAATATTTGGGAATGGATAGGTTTTGGTCAAAAAGCGAATGCCAAGCGTCTTTTAGAAAAAAATTTTAATATAAATATAGATTATAAAATTTTCAATTCACCGCCAAATGAATCAAAAACAGAAAAAAGAGGTGGCCATAATAAAGAACTCATCTTGTTAAATATAGATACTTTCAAAAGATTTTGTTTGAAAGCTGGAACAAAAAAAACTGATGAAATACACGAATATTTTATAAAATTAGAAAATATTATGTTTGAAGTAATAAAAGATGAAAGTGATGAACTGAAAATACAACTTGAACAAATGAAAAACGACCTTAATCAAACGGAAACAAGAATAAAGAAAGAATACGACGAAAAATTAATTAAAGAAAAAGAATTAGAAAAACAAAATCTATTATTACGTGAATTTGGAAATGCGGGTTCATTAGTTTATATAGTTAAAGTAAAATCATATGAAAATGGAGAATATGTAATAAAAATTGGTGAAAGTAGGCGTGGAGTAGAAGGACGTTATAATCAACATAAATCAAAATATGATGAAGCAATATTATTAGATTGTTTTATGGTAAATCGAAGTAAAGATTTTGAACGGTTTTTACATCATCACAAAGACATTCGTCCAAATAAAAAAACTGATTTAGAAGGTCATGAGCGTGAAAATGAATTGTTTTTGGTAGGTAAGCACTTGTCATATAGAACTATTTTACAAATAATTAAAAATAATATTAATCATTTTAATGAAATTGATTATAGTACTTTACGTAATGATATTGAATCAATAAAAAATATGTTAATAAATCAGAATCCAACACCAGAAAATCTATTTATTGGACCCAGTGAAAATAATACTAATTCATTACTAGAAAGTCAAACCATTTTATTACAAAAATTGAATGATTTGGAGAACACAAATAAAGAAATACTTAATAAATTAAATTCAACACAAACGAGAACAACCACCAATTTCGAACAACCATTGCCTACAATTGGTCCAAGATTACAAAAAATAAATCCAGAAACACTACAACTAATAAATGTATATGAAACCGTAACAGAATGTATGAAAGAAGACGGTTCAATAAAACGACCAAGTATTCATAAAGCCATACAAGAAAATATAGTTTATAAAGGATTTCGATGGATGTATGTAGATAGAGAACTAGACCCCAATGTATTATATAATATCAAACCGAATAAGCAATCCAAAGTACAAAATCTAGGGTATATCGCAAAATTAGATGAAAATAAATCTCAAATAATAAATGTATATATCGATAGAAAAACCGCAGCCGTTAATAATGGATACGAATCGATATCCGCATTAGATAATCCAGTAAAAAAGGGAACAATAACAAACGGTCATTATTATATGTTATATGATAGTTGTGAAGAAATTCTAAAACAAGAATTTGTAAATAGAAATGGAGAACCTATTTTATACAAAGATGGTGTAGGGCAATATGATGCGCATAATAACCTAATAAAAGAATTCGTTAGTAAATATGATTGTACAAAAACATTACAAATAAGCGACAAAACATTAGCAAAAGCATTAGATAAAAACAAACCATACAATGGACATTATTATAAGAGTTTGGGTTCTAAGACACATTATTGAATATAAATACAATAAAAAAAGATGTAAAAAATAAATTGCTATTATTATATATAAGACTAATAATGAGTAAAACATATTTGATATCGAGTGATACCTTGAAAACATTTGGTCAAGGCGCACTTGGTGCGATGACATTTGGAGCATATCATCAATATACTACTAATAAAATAATGGAATTAAATAATGAAAAACAGGAATTACAACAAAAATATTTTATGGATAAAATGGAAAACCAACATAAAACGGAAATGAATGAATTAAGGGAAAAATTAAACAAACTAGAAAAAAAGAAAGGTTGGTGGAATTAAAAATGCGATTATATATTTTACATAAAAACCGCATAAAAAAATATTTATATATAAAATATCTAAAACCGAAATGTCTTTTGTATCATCAAAATTACATACACAAAATGATTTATTAATGAGGAATTTAATGGATTTTTATCAAAATCATGGAAATTTAGATAAAATGATGCGTATTATAAATGGTGAATCGAAAATTTCATTAAGAATCGTAGATTGGTTTGTAACAAATTACGCAAAAAAATATTATACTGTTTATGATTTGAGTTTCGATAATAAACCCGAAATCGCTCGCTTCAAAGTATATAATGATTATAAACTAAAACTAAAAGCATATAGTAAAAAACGTTTCGACCCATTTTGTAGATGGGAAAGAATTACAATACCATATAACAACGAAAAGTTCATGGAAACTACGATAGGTCAATTGAACTTTTTCAAATGGGCAATAGAGAACAAAATCGTAGATTATATTGAAACCAATTATATTTCAATCGAGGATGATATGAATTACCGTAATAGTACATCAAAACGCAAACATACACCAACCACCGCATCGAGTACAGATTCTGAAATTAGTTCTAGTTCATCAATTACAACAACAAGTTCGAATGAAAATGCGAAAACAAGAAAGAAACGAGAGGAGTTATCCGAGTCGGCATGTAAATGTATAAAAAAAGAGTCTATCAAGATAATTGTCAAATTTAATTAGTCTTATAAAATTGATATATAATCATAGTAATATTATATATCAATATAAACGAAAACTATGTCCAAACCATCATATACAAAACCGATAATAAAATGGGTAGGGGGTAAAACACAGATAATAGATAAAATTTTGGAAAATTTCCCACGGAATATCGAAAATTATCATGAGGCATTTCTAGGTGGAGGGAGTGTATTATTAGCATTATTGAATAATAAAAACAACGGCAAAATACACATCCATGGTAATATTTACGCATATGATATTAACGAACCATTGATAAATATGTATAAAAATATTCAATCAAAACCAAATGAATTATATCATACAATACAAGAATTAATCACAGAATACAACGAATCGACGGGTATAGACGTAAATCGAAATCCACAAACAATCCAAGAAGCAAAAAAATCAAAAGAGAATTATTATTATTGGATAAGAAGTAGGTATAATAAAATGACAACCGTGGAAAAAAACACATTAATAGGTTCGGCGATGTTCATATTCATGAATAAAACCGGTTTTCGAGGTATATTTAGAGTAGGACCGAATGGATTCAATGTTCCGTTTGGACATTATAAAAATCCAGAAATAATAAACCACGAACATTTGATGGAAATACATAATTTGATTCAAAACGTCATTTTTGAGTGTCGTAGTTTCGAAGATTCATTGATAGACATCAATGAAAATGATTTTGTATATTTAGACCCGCCTTATGCTCCGGAAAAAAACACGTCGTTTGTGGGATATACTGAATCAGGTTTCGATTATGATACTCATGTAAAACTATTTGAATTATGTAACAAATTAACGGGTGAAAATAAAAAAATGATGATGAGTAATGCGGATGTGGAATTAGTCAGAAATAATTTCAAAAATGATATTTATAGAATCGAATCGATAGTATGTAAGCGGTCAATAAATTCGAAAAATCCAGAATCAAAAACGAAAGAAGTTATTATAAAGAATTATTCGCTATGATTTGTTGTATCAAATCGGTAGCGCCTATCCATTCTATTCCCATACTTTTGTACATATCGATAATTTTTTGTTTATTAATCGACGTTTTATCACCGAATAAGTTGCCATATTTATTTCGTGATAAATGCTCGGCTTGACCAATACATAATATTTTCAAAGGTTTTCCATATAATTCTGGTATATCGGCGTATTTGAATGGCGTACCTAATATTTTTTCACCGGCAGTACCATCAGTAAAATACGTTTGTGTTTTTGCTTCCCAAATAGCATCTTCTGTTTCAGTATCGGGTTGATAACCATTTTTAGTACCAGGACGCACCGGGGTTTTGCTCAATAGAATACAGAATTCTTCGCAAATATGTTCTCCAAATTTAGTTGTCCATTGTTTTTCTAATTTCAAATCGGGTCTTCGTACTTTCAAAACGCCCTGTCCCCATTCATCTTCTAATAGTTTATATTTTTTCATATCATTTGTTTTATTTTTCTTTTCAATTTCTGGTAAGAACGTAGTATCGCCAATTATCCATCGTATAACTTCACGGTTTTTTAGTAAAATAATTCGGTCATTTTCGATTGATTTTACGATATCGATAAATTGTGTGATTGTTTCTGAATTCATATTGGATTATAAATATATAAAAAAAGGTTTTATATATTCAATTCAATTTTTTATATTTCGAAATCGCCATTTTTATCACTATCCTCAATAAATTCGCCGATAAACTCATTTATCAAAAATAACCATTGCGCACCGAAATTATTAGAATCCATTAAATTATATTCAATATCTGGGTTTGTGTCAATTCTCAATAATTTAAACCGCTGATGATTCAAATCCGTCCCTTCTGGGCTAGGATTTAAATGTTCATCGGTCATTGACCACGAAGAATTTAATCCGTCCTGCGGATTCATATTCTTCGTTGGTGTAAATTCAATAGGTATATAAATCAACCATTGGTCATGATAATCCTTACATTTTTGTAAATAATCCAATGGTATGGCATCTTCACCCTCGCGGCGACGTTTATTAACGCGTTTATAACATACTTCAGCGTCGGCATCAATATAAATCACACCACTAAGACCGAATTCGTCGGAAAATTCAGTACAGAATTGTTTATATATTTTATATTCAACGTTACCGATTACACCATCATCGGATAACATTCGAGCGAATATTTGTTTATCGGCTTCTAATGAACGTTCGCAAATAATAATATCACAATCTGGATTTTCACGAACCGCTTTACGAATCAATCGTAATCGAGTGGAATATGCCATAACTTGAAATGAAAATGCGTATTTATGAGGGTCACTATAAAATTTTTGTAAAATATTTTCACCGGTTTCGTCATCTTTGATGGCTTCCCAAATATCGACAGGCTCTTTCAAAAACAAGATTTTTTTATTGATTTTGTTTTCATGAGTAGCAATATATTTTTCTAATTGTTCTAAAATAGTACTTTTGCCGGCACCGATGTTACCTTCAATAGAAATGATAATAGGGCGTTTTGATGACATGATTATAGAAATCTGTTATAATATAATATATTTTTATTTCAAAGATATTATAATCAATTTTTTTCATTTTACAAAAAATCCATAAAATTACCATTTATGGGGGTTATCTTCTTTCATCATTCGATAATGTTCTCGAATCTCTCTTTTTTCTTCCACTAAAACTTGTCGAAATTCCCTGGGATATTCTTTTTCCAATTTATTTCGACGAGTAACTAAATTCCAACCCTCTAAAGTTTCATTATATAATGGTATATCGAGAACCGGAAAAACATCAGAATCGACGTATTTATCAATATTATCAAAGACAATATTCGAAATCTCTATAGGAACATCATCCAATTTGGTAACCCATACACGTATTTCATTGCGAACCGACCGAATATCGACTCTCGGGTCATACCTTTTATTTACCAACGTATAAGTTTTTGGTTGGAACATTATTATAATAACAACATTTTTGTTTCGAATGTTCTCGGCGGTTTAAATTTTAATATATCGAGAACCTTTTTAGTTGTAGGAAATTCATCAAAACCATATATATCTTGTAAAAGCATCCATTCGAATAAACCACCTACATAAACATATACATTCGAAAAACCTAGATTCAATAATTGTTTCGCCTTTTTTTCAACTGAATCATCGTTGGAATGTTTTCCATAAATGATAAATTTATATTTTTTGAATTCATATTTTGTCATCAACTCATTGATAATCTTTTCTTCGGAATCGTATGAAATAGTATTCTTAATCAGGCATTCTTGTTCTGTAATCGGTAAGGTATTTATAATAATAAAATCGGTTTTATGTGATGATTTCAATATAAATTGTACATCTTCAAATGATATTTTATTATATATTTTTTGAAATAATCCATTAAACATGGTTTTTTTAAAAAATTTCGATTCTACTAATATATTGGTTCTCAACATTTATGTATTTTTAACGAATTTCAATAAATAAAACATAAAAAATATATATTACACAAATCATTTAGATAAAAAATATGTATTATTTATACAAATAGTCTATACATGACAGTAATCAATAATATTGAAATAGATGATATCCAATATAAAAGAAACATAATAAAAGAAGCCATACTAAACAACGACCCAATAGAGGATAAATTACATGTGGTTCTCACTATTTCAAATCCTTGTTTATACGCTAGACGATATATTTTAATAAAAGAAATGATGAATCGATTAGAATTGGAGGAAACAGATGTTATTATATATGTAGTCGAGTTGGCATATAAGAAACAAAGATTTATAATTACAGATTCAAAAAATCCAAGACATTTACAAATACGTACAGAAATCCCAATATGGCATAAAGAAAATATGATAAATTTAGGAATACAAAAATTATTACCTAAAAATTGGAAAGCGGTAGCATGGATAGATTCCGATTTAGAATTTGAGAACCCATCCTGGGCAAAAGATACATTGAAAGTTCTCAATGGTACAAAAGATATTGTACAGATTTTCAGTCATTGTGTAGATATGAATATGAACGAGGAGGCAATGAGTGTATTTGTGAGTTTTGGATATCAATATGTAAAAGGGTTGCCTTATAGACGTGAAATAAAGAACTTTTGGCATCCAGGATATGCTTGGGCTTGTACTAGAAAGGCATATGAAAAGATGGGAGGATTATACGAGGATGCTATATTAGGTTCAGCAGATAATGTAATGTCGTTATCGTTAATACAACAGGGATTACGGGGTATTAATGAAAAATCAACAGACGATTATAAAGACAGTGTGTTGAGATTTCAAAACCGCGTAAAATCATTACGTTTGGGTTATGTGCCAGGAGTGTTAAGACATTATTTTCATGGTTCTAAGGAAAATCGTAAATATGGAGATAGATGGAAAATCTTATTGAATCATAATTTTTCACCAAGAGAACATTTGACACACGATGAAAATGGTATTTTAATTCCATCGCCTGAATGCCCGCGTGAGATGTTAGATGAGATATTGAATTATTTCAAGGAACGAAATGAGGATAGTTGTTATCAAAAAGATAAACCCACTCAATTACAACTGAATGCCGATGAGTTTTTAGTAAAATCAGAAACAGAAACAGAAAAATATGACGAAATAGAAAGTGAAACCGAATCAGAGATAGATATGGAATCGATAAACGAACGAATGATGGTATTGTTCAATATAAATTCGATACATGAAGCTATAGATAAAGTATTAGGAATCGAATAATCAATAAAAATCATCTCTAGTATTTTTTTTATCATGATAAATTATATATGGATGGATTCCAAAGAAGTAGTTTTAAATAATCAAATAAATAATCAAATAAGTAAATACGGTGGAAAAAATAAAAGTAGAAAAACTATAAAAAGGTACAAAAAAACTATAAAAAAAGTAAAAAAAAGGAAATATAATAAAACGAAGAGTACAAAAAAATATGGTGGAAATCCAAAATCTATAATAGAATATAATAATGGTTTATATAGTGGAGATTTAGATAAAAATAATATTCCACATGGAAAAGGTTCAATGACATATGCGGATGGTAGTATTTATGAGGGAAATTGGGCAAATGGAAAAAAACATGGAAAAGGAAAAATAACTTATGCGAGTGGTTCTATTTATGATGGAGATTGGGATAATGATTTACAAGATGGTGAAGGCAAAGCTACTTATTCAAATGGAGGTTTTTATGAAGGAAAATTTGTAAAAGGCAAAAGGCATGGTTTTGGACAATATACTTGCAGCAATGGAGATATTTGTGAAGGACTTTTTGCGAATGATCAACCAGATGAAAATTCAATAACAAATCCACTTTTGAATTTGATACCCACCCGATGATGAATAGTATTATGATTACACATATTATTATTACATTTTTATTATTTCATAAAATTGATTCAAAAATATATTATTATTTATTGATAATAATATAGTCAATACAATACAATAAAACACAACAATAACAATACAATGGACCTAAAGCAAAGAAAACTAACACGTTCTGAATGGGAAACCATTGAACAACCTGTATCAACAGAAGAAAAACAGATTTTACAATTAATAAAAAAAGGTTATTCTGAAGTAAATATTCGTTCCAATGAAACACAATCGATGTATTCTTTTGTAAAAATAGAACAAACCACGGAAACTGAATACTTTTTATATAAAAATTATTTCGAAGAAACCATTTTATCAATTATATCAAAATATGGAAAAAAATCGCCAATAGAAACCTATAACAAAACCATAATCAAAGGTGGTGGCGAATTAAAAACATTAAAAAGTGCGGATTCGATAAGAATACAGAATTTGGACGCAAATATTCAATCCAACAAAAACGTTATTTTCGAATTTCTCTTATTGGACTTAGCCAAAGATTTATTAAAAAATATTTATAAAAGATACAACAAATATGCGTTTTATTTATATACAATTTTACAATTGAAAAAAGCGTCCATTCGTAACATAAACCAATATGTAATGAAATTCATTGATTTCGTCATCGAATATGCGAATAGTCTTACAAAAACCAGTGAAATCATATCAAACGCATATGAATTCATCGAAAAAAATCCGTATTTACTCAAATACGAAGACCGAACATTATTCAAACATCAAAAAGAACTGTTTTCATTATGTCAGCCAACGCCAACCGACCCACAACAATTCAATCCCAAATTAATATTATACACAGCGCCAACAGGTACAGGTAAAACATTATCCCCCATTGGATTATCGGAAGGTTATCGTATAATATTTGTATGTGTAGCTAGACATATTGGTCTAGCACTTGCGAAATCCGCAATTTCAATGGAGAAAAAAGTAGCATTTGCGTTTGGATGTGAAACCGCATCGGATATCCGTCTCCATTATTTCTCAGCAATCAATTATACAAAAAACAGGCGTTCAGGTGGAATCGGTAAAGTAGATAATAGTGTAGGTGACAACGTCGAAATAATGATATGTGACGTACAATCCTATATTACTGCTATGCATTATATGTTAGCATTCAATCCAGCCGAAAAAATAGTTACTTATTGGGATGAACCTACTATAACTATGGATTACGAAGAACACGAATTACATGAAATTATACATAATAATTGGATGAATAACAAGATACCAACCATGGTATTATCTTGTGCTACATTACCATCATCGGATGAAATATTACCTGTTTTCGATGATTTCCGTAATAAATTCGATAATGCCACCATTCATATAATTACCAGTTATGATTGTAGAAAATCAATACCTATACTAAACAAAGAGGGTTATTGTGTTTTACCTCACTATTTATACTCGGAATATCGTGATTTGATGAGATGTACTGATTTTTGTAAAGAAAACAAAACATTACTGCGTTATTTTGATTTACGTGAAATAATCCGTTTCGTAGAATATGTGAATGATAATAATTTCGTCGATGAAAATTATTTGATAGATTCTTATTTCTGTGGAAAGATAACAGATATAACCATGAATAGTTTGAAAGAATATTATTTGGATTTATTACTTCATATTGATAGTGAAAATTGGAATAATATTTATAAATATATGGTTTCTAGTAGAAAGCGCAAATTTCTACAATCCAAATCAGCATCGATTGAAAAATCGAAAAGCGTAGATACAAATAATAGTATGGCAAAAACCGGTAATTCAATAACAAGAACAAATAGTGTAGGTAATGTTCCCGAAAAAAAATCAGCACAGTCAAGTGCCGCATCGGGTATATTATTGACAACCGCTGACGCATATACATTAACAGATGGCCCGACTATATTTTTGGCAAGCGATATCAATAAGATTGGTACATTTTATATACAACAGTCCAATATTGCTCCAACCGTATTCCAAAATATATTATCAAAAATAGTAAAAAATGGAGAAATTATAAATAAAATAGAAGAATTAGAACGACATATAGAAGCAAAAGAAACTAAAAAAACATCTGATGATTCGGATTCAAAAAAAGGAAAATCCGAATTATCACGTGAAAGTGGTAGATTATGTGAAGAATCTGAAAAGATGGCAGACGAAATAAATAAATTACGTAAAGAAATTCGTTTAATTTCATTGGACCCAATGTATTCACCAAATACACGTCCTCATCAACAAATATGGACACCGGATGGTGTTGTGCGTGAAAATGTATTTGTATCAAATATCGACGAAACAATGGTCAAGACAATTATGACATTGAACATCGAGAATAATTTGAAAGTACTGTTGTTATTGGGTATAGGTATGTTTGTAGAAAATCAAGCACAGAATACGCAATATATGGAAATTATGAAACAATTAGCAGATGAACAAAGATTATTTATTATTATTGCTTCGACCGATTATATTTATGGAACAAATTATCAATTCTGTCATGGGTTTATTGGTAAGGATTTGACAAATATGACACAACAGAAAATTCTCCAATCGATGGGACGTATTGGGCGTAATAATATTCAACAAGATTATACCATTCGTTTTCGTGACGATGATATGATTTTAAGATTATTCAACAAGCCAGAAATAAATTTAGAAGCGATGAATATGTCTAAGTTATTATGTAGTAATTAGCCCGATATTACACCCTTTCTCGATTAGACCCATTTTATAAGGCAAAAAATAAGAAAAGATAAAAAATTGAAATTAAATTCAATGTTTATTGTATTTGCTAAATATTAACAAACCATGATACATAGTAAAAGAACCAAAAGTAAAAGAACCGAACGCAGATATAAATTACTCGGTAAATATTATGGATATCCGGAATGTTGTATTAATAGTTTTATTGATGATACAAAAAGAACACGAACTCAAAGATATGTACACAAAGGATTAGGATTTATACCTTGTAATAATTGTGCTACCAAAATAATGAATGGTGAGAATACAATAGAACAATTAATAAAAAACAGAATTTTTAGTAAAGCATTTCCTACTACTTGTATGAAAAAACAGAGAATTTGGAAATTGCGTGCTTTAATTTCTATAAATAATTATTATAACAATTGACATATTTTCAAATTATTGACAAATTAGATATTTGTATAAAAAGGCGTTTTGAATGAGAAAAGGTAAATAAAAATATAAAAATATAAA